CGCGCAGGTGCGAGATACCTTCAAGCGGCTGGGCGACGGCGCTGTCATGGCAACCGCTCGCGCTTTGTATCAGGCAGCCAACGAGATCATGACCGACTCGAAGCAGAATTATGTGCCGTTCAAGTTGGGCACGCTGATGTCGAGCGGCTACGTTGCACAGCCGAAGATCGAGTCCAGCCACAAGGTGGTGCAGCACATGGGCTACGGTGGCGCAGCGAGCGCATACGCGCTCGTGCAACATGAGCGGCTGGACTACCATCACACGAAAGGGCAAGCGAAGTACCTCGAACTGCCAGCCATCAGACACTCGCCGCAGATCACATCGCTCATCACGGCAGAACTGCACGAGGCACTGAAGCGCGCCGCGAAGAAAGGTAGGATCTGATGCTCATCGAAGAACTGGGCACCTACCTCCAGGAGTTCGGGCACGGCACGCTCGGGACCACGCTGTTCATTTACCAGTTGCCAGATGAGCCTGACACGTGTCTCGCGCTCAGAGGCTACGAAGGGACCGACCCGTCGTATTCCCACGATTCTGTGCTGCCGTCCTTCGAGCGACCGCGCTTCCAACTAACAGCACGCTCGACCACCATCGAGACAGCGATGGCAATGGCGTGGGCAGCGTGGCGGGACTTGTCACGCATCAAGAACGAGAGCGTCAACGGCAGCTTCTACCTATCTGTCCGACCTCTCCAATCGCCGTTCATCATGGAGCGCGACAGCAGTAACCGATGGATCGCGGCTGCGAACTTCGAGGCGTGGAAGGAGATCTGATGCACGACGATGAACTCAAGACGAAGGCGATGCGTGCGCCTGTCACGAAGCCGATCACGCAAGCGCCAGTCAGCAAGGCACCCGAGCCAGCTGTCGCGCCTTACGAGAAGCGCGAGTGGAAGGGACACACGCTATGGCAGTGCAGTCGCTGCCCCTTCAATGCGCTGGATGAACGCGCCTTCTGGAGTCATTGGATGATGCGGCACCAGCCGCCACGACCGGCACTGTCCGCGCTGGTGGGACCGGACGGGAAACAGCTTGAGATCAAGCGGGAGGAATGAGCGATGGCAAGGACAGCATTGACGGCGATCGCACTCGGTGGACCGCTGGACTACGACGGTGTCGCAGTGACGTTCACCGCCGCCGATGACACGGACAAGAACCAGGTGGTGTTGACTGGGCGCGAGATCGTCCTTGTGCAGAATACCGACACCGGAGCGCACACCGTGACGTTCACCTCGGTGGCGGATCCCTACGGGCGCACCAAGGATATGACGTTCTCCGTTCCCGCGTCGGAGTTCCGGGCCTTCGGGCCATTCACCCGGGAGGGGTGGTCGAGCGCCGGGCAACTTCTGATCGACACCGATGATGCCGCAGTGCTGATCTCGGTGCTGCGTCTCCCCGACTCGTGGTCTGGCAAGTGAGGAGGTGACAGATGGGAACTCTTGGATCTCACGGAACGCTGATCCAGATCGGTGATGGCGGCAACCCGATCGAGTTGTTCGCCACCATCGGTGAACTGGGCGACATCAAGGGACCGGGCGTCACCAGATCAACGCATGACGCGAACGTGCAGACGAGCGACTGGGCGGTCAGCATCCCCGGTCTGAAGAAGTTGGAGAATGTGACGTTCCCCATCAACTTCGATCCGGCCGATCCGACGCACGATCACCTGACCGGATTGATCAAGGATGTGGTGGATGGGACGAAGAGGAACTTCCGCATCATCTTCCCCGACGTCGCCACCACGACCTATCAGTTCGCAGCATATGTCGTGAACGTCACGCCGAACGCGCCAGTGGATGGTGTGCTGACTGCCGACGTGGAGCTGCTGCCGACTGGCGAGCCTGCGCCGTCCTTCGGCGTGTAAGAGGTGACCCGTGGACGCGGGTTACTTCTCGGTCACTGTGCAAGCTGACCGCCCGCGCGAGCTGCGCATAGACTTCAACGTGCTATGCGAGGTCGAGAAGGTGACGGGCTTGAACCTGCTACTCGACCCGCAGGCTGCGCTATCAGCGCAGGGAGTACGGGCGCTTTGCTGGTGCGCGTGGAAGCGCACAGACCCGATGCTGACGATGGAGCAGACCGGGCTGATCGTTGGCGCGTACTTGCCGAAGGTGCTCGCAGCGGTCACATCTGCGATCACGGCAGCGTATCCGATGAAGGACGATCAGGAGGAAGCACCGGACCCTCAGACAGCGCCGCTCCTCGGCTGACGTGGGAGGAGCTGTGGGCTACTGGCAGGATGCTGCTCGGCCTCACATCAGAGGAGTTCTGGGGGATGACGCCACGTCAGTTCCTGCTGCTGGCACGGATGCGGCGGCAAGAGATCATGCGCCAGGAATTCGGACCGGCACTGATCTGCACGGCGATCTCAGCCATCGTGGGGGTGAAGCGATCGCCCTACGACTTCATGCCGTCGATGGTCGGCAAGCGCAAGCGCAAGACGCAGACCTGGGAAGATCAACTTCGTTTGATCAAAGCGATGCACGCCAGTATCGGAGGCACTGATGGCGACAGTCAAAGTCGCTGATCTGCTCGTAGCGATCACCGCTGACGCGAAGGGCTTCAAAGCCGAGATGGATGCGGTGGCCGGGAAGATGAAGCAGACCGGCAAAGACATGGAGCAAGTGGGCAACAAGCTGTCCACTAATGTCTCTCTGCCGCTGCTCGGTATTGGCATTGCTTCCGCGAAGATGGCGATGGAGTTCAACTCGGCATTCACGCGAATGCGCGTGCTCGTCGGATTGACAGCAGATGACATGGAGGGCTGGAAGGAAAAGATTCACGACGTCGCTATCGACACAGGACGGAACGCTCGCGAACTGGCAGACGCCATGTTTTTCATCACGAGCGCCGGTCTACGCGGCGCTGCTGCGATGGCAGCACTGGAGGCATCAGCGAAGGGTGCAGCCATCGGGATGGGCGACACCAAGACGATCGCGTTCGCCACCGTTTCAGCGATGAATGCGTTCGGGCTGGCAGCAGAAGATGCAGACAAGGTCGTAGCGCAACTGATGATGACAGTGCGCTATGGGAACCTGGAGGCATCCACTCTTGCGCCAGTGCTCGGCGCGGTGATCCCCGTCGCGTCTGAACTCGGAGTCGGCTTGGATCAGGTGGGCGCATCGCTGGCTGCGATGACACGTCTCGGCGTCGATTCGCATATGGCAGCGACTTCTCTAAAGCAGATCCTCATGACCATCCTCAAGCCGACCGACCAAGCGAAGGAAGCGCTGACAAATGTCGGCTTGAGTGCAGCCGGGCTGCGTCAAGAATTGCGAGAGAAGGGTCTGCTGTCCGTCTTGATGACGCTGCGCGGTGCGATGGCATCGAACGAAGAAGGTCTCGCCACCGTGTTCGACAATGTGCGCGCCCTGACTGGCGTGCTGAACCTGATGGGCAAGAACGCGAAGGTCACGGAGGAGATCTTCGAAGGCATGGCGAAGACGATGGCAGACGACTTGAACAAAGGCTTCGAGGATGTCGCGGAGACGTCCGGTCACAAGTTCAAGGTCGCGCTGGCAGAACTCGACTCTGCGATGGTTGACCTCGGCGCGACGACGATGCCACCGCTCGTTGATCAGATGACACGATTTTCCACAGCGACCAGCAGTGCTGTTGAAGCATTCGACAAGCTGGATCCTTCCGTGAAGGATCTGACCGTGGATCTCGGGCTGCTACTCATCGTGCTCGGCCCTGGGCTGAAGGTGCTCGGGATGTTCACGCGCAGCATTGCAGCTGGCGTGGGCACGGTCGGCGGCTTGAGTGCTGCGGCGCTCGCCGTGCGGACTCCGCTGACCGGGATCTTCGGCGCGTTGACTGGAGGCGTCGGCGCGACAGGCGCAGCGGCAGCCGGGTTCGGGCTGGTGAGCAGTGCTGCGCTCACTTTCGCTGGCATCCTCGGGGTGAAGGTCGGTCACTACATCGACGATCTGTGGACGCGGTCGTTCCCCGGCTTGATGAAGGCTATCGGCAAGTCTGCCGATCAGGAGAAGGAGTACGCGAACCAGCTGCTCAAGGACGAAGAAGTCTGGACGATGACCTACAACGCCTACGAGAAGATGCGCGAGAAGGTGGGCGCGACCGGCGATGAGTTCTACATCTCGAAGGAGGCGACGAAGGAGTCCACCGAGCAGATGGCGCGGATGATGCCGGTACTGCAACAGATGATCCAGAAGCAGAACGAGCAGACAACGGCGATGGAGAAAACGAAGGAAGCAGCCGACAAGCTGGCGAAGGATGTGGATGAGCAGAAGGCGAAAGAAAAGAAACTGGCTGACGACTACCTTCAGAAGTTGCGCGAGGAATACGACATCTATACCAAGGCTGATGTCCTCAAAGCGATCGCCGACCGCACGCAGCACTACAAGGACATGGTGAAGCTCGGCATCGAGGAGAAGATGCTGCGCGGCGGGATCACCGACAAGCTGGTCGAAGAAGTCGGGATGCTCGGGGACTACAAGGTGAAGTGGAGTGAGCTGCCGGAAGAGACGCGCAAGATGCTGACCGAACTGGCGAAGTTCTCGCCCGAACTCCAAAAGCAGATTGACAAAGTCGGCGCTCTCGGCGAGCAGTACCAGTTCTTGTTCAGAGATGTCAAAGCCGAATTTCTCGACAAGCCAGATGGCGTGGCGTTCGTGATGGGCGATGCACTGAAGGGCGGCTTCAAGCGTGGCATCAAGGAGGGTCTGTCCGAGGGTCTTGGTGATGCACAGGAAGTGATCACAGATCTGAAGAACAACCCGTTCAAGATCCCCGCTGAACTGGTGATCGACTGGTCGAAGTTCCAGCAGGTGATGGAAGATCTCCAAGCTGGCAAGCTGCCGCCGATGGGTGGAGCAGTGCCATGAGTTTCACCGATCTCCAGACCGGTATCGAGACCTACGATGAGGTCACTCAGCTTATCTTCCCGCACCCGCCGATCATCGAAGAGCGCTTCGCAGAATCGACTGTTGCCACCGTCTCCGCATGGTCGCTGTCGAACACGGCGTGCGTGGTGCAGTACAACGGGGTGCAAGCGCGCCGGATGCTGCGCCTATTCGTGCGCACCCTCACCGACACGCAGATGGCGACGCTCGAAACGATCCGCGACGCTGGTGGTCTGGTCAACGTCAAGATCGCTGCTGACACCGATGCGACCATCCTGTGCGCCTTCGCCGAGGAGGATGAGCAGGAGTGGGTGCCGATGATCGCAGACCATCCGCAGACGGATGCGAGCGGCAATGCGATCCCGGCAGTGCTGCGGATCTATGAAGCGCACATCGCGCTCGTCAGGATGGAGTGAGGCATGGCGACGACGCTCGATCTGCGTTGGGCGACTGAAGCTGGCAGTCCTGTCGGCAGCCTCGGGCTGCGGTTCGCGAACATCAGCGGCACGCCTGTCGCATCATGCGTGCGGCGCGATCTCAGCGAAGGCACCTACACGCTCGGGCAGTTCAACGGGCAGTTCGTGGCTGATGTCTACACGCTGAACTTCACCACTGGTCCGCTCGTTGCTGTCATCGCGGCTCTCGGCTCGAAGAACCCGTGGCACAACGCCACGCCAGTCGCCATCGTCGCAGACGGCGTGACGGTGCACAGCAACTTGATCGGTGGCGTTGATCTCGTGTTCTCTGCTGGCACCGCGAACGGCAACTCAGCGATGATCACGGTCGGCGCATATCTCACCGCAGGTGGAGTAGAGACCGAAGCGCTGAACTTCGGCATCACCAAGAACGACGGCGTGCGCGAGAGCATCCGCGTGGCAGTGGTCAACACCGGCAGCGACACGGCTGCTGACGTGCGCCTGTACGTGCTGCCGGGCGGCTACTACTACGGGACTGACTCCGAATCGATCATCTGTCGCCTCGGCCCGCACAGCGATGAAGCGCGGGCACAGATGGCTTCGATAGCAAGCTACGCGATCACGTACGCGAACTGGCAGAACGCGGGGAGCTACTACACCGCTGATGTCTATGTCGGCGCGCAACTCTGCATTGCGACTGCGAAGTTCGATGGCGAGACGCCATATGAGTACGGCAGCGGCAACGGCTACGTCGATGCGACGGATCGTCTCAAGGGCTGGCAGATCGTGTTCGCTAAGACAGCGACCACGCCTGTCGGCAAGACCACGACGCTCGTCTCGGCGCAGGGATGGCAGTGGGCATCCGTCGCCTCTGATGTCAGCGGTGCAGCGCTGTCGTATTCGACCGGCCCGGTGCTGCTCGGAGATATCGCGCCGAGCACTACGGTCTATGCATGGGTGGCACTCACGATCCCGGAAGGAACAGCGAAGGGAGCGATCAAACTGTGGACGCCGCGACTTCGGTTCATGGGAATCTAAGAGTAGCGATGCCGACGCTGGAACGATGGCGCTGCGACTGCGGCATCACGATCGACGTGTGGACGCGACCGCGTGATAACGCGATCCTCACCGAATCACTCGATGCGTCATCCCGATGGCGATGCGATGCTGGAAGGTGGCAGCATCTGCACGGCGGCGAGTGGCGTGACACGAGGAGGGGGTACTGATGAGCGCAGAACTGATGCTGCGGT